GCAACTACAAAACATCAAACATTAATGTATTTCTTGGGTATTGGAACTGGAAGATATCATAGTTTAACAACTCAATATCCTAAAATTACAAAAGGATCGATAGAAAAGAACTTAGTAACTGTATCTGCTTCTGCTACTCACGGATTAACACATAACGATACAGTTTATCTAACAGTTGATGCTGGAATTTCAACTAGTGTAACAGTAAAATATAATAAAGCAAATAGAAAGTTAGTTGCTAAAACTTTAGATTTCACTGCTGCAGGTATTACAACTGCCTCTTCTTTGACCGATATTCCTAGTTCTATTCAGATTAACAATCATGAACTAACTACTGGACAAAGAATTATTCATACTTCTACTTCTCCTGCTGGTGGATTAACTAATGAGGAAGAATATTTTGTATATGTTCAAACAAAAGATATTATTCAACTTTGTGGTAGTAGGTTCCAAACTATTCAAAAGAAACCAAAATTTGTTGACATCACAGGTACTGGTACAGGAACTCTTAATTTGGTTAACCCACCATTAGAGTTTTACAAGAATGGTACGGTAACCTTCGATTTATCAGATTCTTCATTGAAATATACTGTAGGTGTTACTGATTATCCCGCATTTGATTTAGAACTTTATACCGATTCTAATTTTATTCATGAATATGAATCTAATAAGATGGAGAAGAGTTTTGAAGTTACTAGATCTGGAACAGTTGGAATTGATGGCAAATTGCAATTGAAAGTTAATCAATATACTCCTAAAATACTTTATTATAATCTGATTGCAAATACAGCATCAGATAATCCAGATATAAACAAAGAAATGGTTCTGGATAAAGAACTTGAAGGAAATAATACCATTAATATCAAGAGTAGTCGTTTTGATGGGCAATTTGATGTTCTTGCTGATAGCGATAGAACATTTACATATAATTTGCAGAAATATCCAGAAGTTGCTACATATAATTCTTCTAATGCAACTATAAGTTATACAACAACATCTAAGACTGCTTATGGACCTATTTCTTTCGTTTCCTTAGCGGATAAGGGTCGTGGGTATAAGAGACTACCTGGAATCACTACAGTGACCTCTGATAGCGGTTCTGGTGCCATCTTAGAGGCATCTAGTAAGACTATTGGATTAATTAAAAATACCGAAATACAAAATATTGGATTTGATTATCCTTGTGATAGAACTTTAAGACCACAAGCAAAATTACCTCAAATTATTAAGATTGATGCTTTATCTGGTTTAGAGTCTGTTGGCATAACTTCTTATGGTAGAGGATATAATACTCCACCAGCATTGGTTGTTCTTGATGGTGTAACAAGGAAGAAAATTGATGACGTTGAACTGAGATATAATTTAACAACTCCAGATGCACCTGGATATGTTGATATTGTTCAGAATACATTTGGACTATCTAACGTAACTCCATTTATTATTCCTGTAAACAATCCAAACGGAATTCGTGCTCAAAAGTTTGAATATGATTCATTAACAAACACAGTTGCAGTAACGTTAAAGACTCCATATAGTTTTGGTGCTGCAGAAGCAAAAGAGGGTATAGGTCAAGATAGCAAATTCCCAATCGAAGTTGGGGATATGGTATTTGTGGAGAATGTTAGTGTTGGTGTGGGAACTACTGCTAAAGGATATGATTCACAATATTACGATTATCAATCATTTGAAATTGAGTCTGTTCATGAGAATCTTGGTAATGTTGGTGTTGTAACTTATAGTTTAGGATCATTACTTCCATCAGGAGAAGTGCCTGGAAACTTTAATGCTGCTTTATCTTCTGGTGTATTAATTAAATCAAGAGATTTCCCACAATTTGCTCCTAAATTGAGAGTTAACTCTTTCAATGCAAATGAGACTCTTAAATCAGAAACTAGTGTAGGACCTGTACAGGGTGTTGCTTTTGAATATGATCCAGAAAGTAAGTGGATTACTGTAGAGGCAAGCAATGATTTTGAAGTTGGTAGATTGATTGAATCTTTAGAAACTGGTGCGAAAGGACTTGTTTCTGAAATTGTTTTAACCTTTGATGACCACTATACAACAGATTACTTCTCTATTGTTGATAATGGTTGGGAGTATAGTACTGGATTCTTAAATGACACTTTACAGAAAATTCATGACAATGAATACTATCAAAGTTTCTCATATGCTATTAAATCTAAAGTATTCTTTGATAAGTGGAAAGATATTGTTAATACTTTAACTCATACAGCAGGATTCAGAAAATTCAGTCAACTTCAAGTTGAATCTGCTTTACCTCCAGCAAAAACAGATTCTTTGAAGGTTGGAATTGCTGGAACTGTTACTGGTATTATTAATATTCAGAACTATGAAAATTATTGGAGATATAACAACTTTGATTTAGCAACAGAGAATTTAAAAGATAGATCTCCTGCTGCTGGTAACTTCTCTGATGAAATTACCTTCCAAAATCGTATTCTAATTGACTATGCAGAATCTGTTGGAAACAGAGTTCTGAAAATAGATGATCTTTCACCACAATTTAATAGTAATCCAAGACCAGAACCTTGGTCTGAGGTTGCTAGGTATGATATTGCTAATAATAAGGAAAATAGATTTATTGTCTATGTAAGAGATAGATTATACAAGAAAGAACGTCAAATAATGATGGTTAATGCATTGTTTGATCCTGTTAGTGGAAAATCAATGATTAACCAGTATGGTTCTGTTGATACTGTTATTGATTTAGGTTCAATGGATACAGTGGTTGATGGTACTGATGCTGTTCTTCAATTCCACCCAATTAAGTCTGAAAAGAATAATTATAATGTTATAACACTTTCTTATAACTTAGATGAACTTGGATTTACTACTTCTTTAACTGCAATAGGTGCAACAACTGTTGGTAAATCAACAAATCCACCTAGTGCATTGGTAAGTATTGGTGCTTCTAATGTTCTTGGAACTGGAGGTCAAGCAATAAAGATTTGTACTGTTGGTACTGCATCATCTACTGGAACCATATTACCTACAGGTTATGGTAATACTAATGCTGGTATTCATACTGGAGAATACACACTGTTTAACCCAAGATCTGCGAAGATTATAGTTGCTATTGCTACAAGTGAGGGATCAATTGAATATGATGAACTGAGTATGATTAGTGATGGAACAAATATAGATTGGCATGAGTATGGTCAATTAGCAATTCACAATAGAAGAGATAATCTTGCTGCACAACCATTAGGAACCTTTGCACCTACTTTAGTTGGTGTGGGAACTACTGCTGCAATAGAAGTTATGTATACTCCTAATGCTGGAATACAAACTGCTTGGATTAACTCTATTTGTATAGGAATATCATCAGAATCATTTACTGGTATTGGAACCTACAATTTACAGAATGCTGCATTAATTGCTAAGTCAACGTCAATTCCATCTGCTGGTTCTCCTAGTGCTGTTGGTATTGCAAGTTATAAGGATGATTTTGATGGTGCTTATGTTTTAGTACAAGTTAAAGATACTACGAATAATAGGTATGAGTTCTCTGAAGTAATGATGGTTGATGACGATGATACAGTTTCTCTGACTGAGTATGGTAACTTACAAACAGGATCTGGAGCATTTGATGGATTAGGTACTATTAGTGGTAGAAGAGCATCAGATGGTTCTTGTAAGTCTGAATTAATATTCACACCACCTGCTAATACTGCAGTAGAAATTAAGACATTTACTCAAGCACTTAAGGTAGAACAAACCAGTTCTGATCCAGATGAGATAGAATTGAATAGTGGTTCAGTTAGAAGTACTTGGGATGTTTATGGAGGTACATTCTATGATAAGAAGACTGAATTTGATGTAAACCATAATGGTAATCCAATATTCAGAAAGAACTTTGACGGAACAAGTACTACTATTGTAGATCTTACTAACAATACAATTTCTCTTCCAAACCATTATTTTGTAAGTGGTGAAGAAGTTGAATATTCAGTTAAAACAAGGGTTAGTTGTTCTGCCACTACTGGTATCGGTACTACAGGAGATGCTATTGGAATTGCTGCTACTTTCTTCCCTGGAATTGGTGCAACAATTACATATCTACCAAAACAAGTATACGTTTACAAGAAAGATGATAATAAAGTTCAGTTATGTACTACACCAGAGAATGCGTTAAAGACAACACCAGTCGTAATTGATCTTTCTTCTGTTGGTATTGGTACTTCACATAGTATTACTGCCAAATATGGTACTGAGAATACTAGAGGTTTAATATCAATTGATAATGTTATTCAATCTCCAATTATAGAAACACCTATTGTTACTGGTCTGTCTACTGATCTTAGTGAGACTGGAGATTTATTATATGTTACTGGAATAACGTCATTCTATAGTGGAGATGATATTCGAATAGATCATGAAATAATGAAGATAACTGCTGTTGGACCTTCCGCAGGTGCAACTAATGCAGTAAAAGTTCATCGTCATTGGATGGGTACGGAACTTGCTTTCCACGGAATTGGAAACACGGTGACAAAATTACATGGTGATTATAATATCATTAAGAATACTCTTAATTTCTCTGAAGCACCAAATGGTACTGAACCTCCTATAGGATTCTCTACTGCAAATCCATACGAAAGAGATTGGGTTGGTATTACTACAGGTTCAAGTTTCAGTGGTAGAGTCTTTACTCGTTCTGGTGTTAAGGGATCTGATTATGATGCATATACCACCAACTATAATATTGACGATTTAACTTATCAATTTGATGGTCAGACAAAACAATTTGATTTAAAAGTTAATAAGGCAAATATTACTGGTATTGCTACAAACTATGGTATTGTTCTAGTCAATGGTATCTTACAAGGTCCAGGTGAAGTAAATGATTATGCATTATCTGAGGTTTCTGGAATTACTTCTATGACCTTTACAGGAGCTGCTGCTTCTACTTCACAGGATGTTAATACTGCATCTGTTCCAAGAGGGGGTATGATTATCTCTGTTGGTTCAACTGAAGGATTTGGTTATCAACCACTAGTTTCTGCTGGTGCAACAATTCGTTTCGCTTCTTCTGGTATTATTACCGCTGTTAGTATTGGTAATAGTGGTTCTGGTTATAGAGTAAATCCTGGTGGAATTGCTACTACTGGATCAATAGGTGGTGTTGGTATTATGACAGAAGTTAATGTTGCTGTTGCTGCTACTACTTCTACTGGAACTCCAACTTTACAGTATATTGGAACGGCATCAGTTCATAATGGTCAAGTCGTAAGTATTGCTGTTACTTATACTGACCCAGTACCAGGATTCCCTGGAGCAGGTTCTTCAACATTCGAAGCAATAATAGATGCACCATTACCTTATCAAGATATTCCTCTTTGGTATAGTTCTGCTTCTCCTGGAGTTGGTGGTACTCAAGCAAGAGCGAATATCACTGTAGGTGCGGGTTCAAGTGTTATTGATTTTGAGATTACTAATACTGGATATGGTTATCGTGATGCTCATATACTTACTGTACCTTCTCAACTTACAAGTCCTGGATCTATAGTTGGTATTCCTACTGTAGCAAATAGTGTAGTTAAAGAATTTAAGTTGACATTAGAGAGAGTGCATCATGATGAATTTAATATGTGGACAATGGGTGAATTTGATGTACTTGACGATTTCTCAAGTCTATTTGATGGTGTTAGAAAAGCATTCCCAATTACTGTTGGTGGAGATTCATACGCTATCCAAACAAAATCTGGTTCTCCTATAGAAATTGATCAAACTCTTATTCTTACAATTAATGACGTATTACAAGTACCTGGAGAAGGATTTACCTTTAATGGTGGTGCAACTATAACAATGACTGAAGCACCTAAAGCAGGTGATAAGATGAGATTCTTGTTCTATAGAGGTACTGGTGGTGAGGACGTAAAAGATAGAGATATTGTTGAAACTGTTAAGAGAGGTGATGATTTAGTTCTTTCTTATGATAGTGCATATAATACAAAACAAATTGTTGAGAATGAAAGAACAGTTGCTGAAGTTAAATCATCAGACGCAGTTGATACTAACCCATATCACGGAGTTGGTTTAGGTGATGATGAAACAGAAGTACGACCAATTGCTTGGATTAAGCAAATGGAAGATAAGTATATTGATGGTGAGATTCAAAGAAAGGATCGTCCTCTATTAGAACCAAATATCTTCCCAACTGCATATTTGATTCAGGGTGTTGGTATTGGATCTACTACATTATGGGTTGATAGTTGTAAACCATTCTTTGATCCCGAAAACGAAAACGCAATTGATAGATCATTCCAGAAGAATATTCAGATAGTAAATGCAAGTAGTACTTATGAATTCCTCGCGGGTGCTGCTGCAACAGCAATAGTTTCTGCTGCTGGTACAGTTTCATCTGTTGCTATTTCGACTGGTGGTAGAGGATATGATGCTGTTCCTACGGTGTCTATACAAACCCCCGTTGGTGTAGGCGGAACCCCTCTCGCAGGTATTGGAACTACTGCTAGAGCAGTTGCTACAGCAACCCTTACTAATGGAGTTGTTAGTGCTATAACTGTTACTTCTCCTGGACTTGCATATACAAGTGGTAAACCACCTCAAGTAGTAGTTTCTTCACCAAATTATATAAGAGAAGAAAATAGCATCCAATCATATACTGGTGATTATGGTGTTGTATCTGGTGTTGGTATAGTTACTAACATTGCTGGTATTGGAATGACATATGGTATTGCATTTGATATGTGGATCCCTGCAAATTCTCCATTAAGAGATTCTAAAATTGTAACTCCTGACCCGATTAGTGTTAGTGGATTGCAAACAGGAAGTTACTTTATGATTAGTAATTCTAATATTGGTTCTGGTGTTACAACTTTAGATGCATCAGGAAATACTATTGGTATTGGAACAACTGCATTAGATGGAATATATCAAGTTTCCCATTACGTTGGACTGAGTACTGTTGGATTTGGTTCCACCATACCTGGTACAAATAATCTACGCAGAGTATTTGCAGCAGTTGAGCGTTGGGAAGGTCTCGAATCTACTGTTGGTTACTCTACTTTAGGTCAAGGCATTAGTAGTTCCTTCGTCGGTGACTATAGTTGGGGTAGAATTGATCTTAGCGATAGAATGGTTTCAACAAGTTATACTATCAATACATCTAACGGTGTTATTGGAATTACGACTGGTCCTCAAGTGAAGAGGAGAGATAAGTTGAAATCTACAAATTATGTCGTCTAAATAATAAAAAAAGTATTACTTAACGTAGGTTCAATGTCTGCCATTATAACTGACCAGATAAGAATATTGAATGCAAAGAACTTTGTTGCAGGTGTTTCAACCAATACAAATTCTTACTATGCTTTTGTCGGTCTTCCTAATCCAACTGGAATTAGAACAGACTGGGATTCTTCTCCACCGTCTCCTGTTGATAATTTTTCTAAATCGAATGATTTTTACGATGATATGATTGCGGTTAAAAAAATAACACCCGCAGACGTAAAACAGATAGTTCAGAAGAATCAATGGAGTTCTGGTACAACCTACGATTACTATAGACAAGACTATAGTATTACTAATGCTCCCAAGAATTCTGGTGGTACAACATTATATACTGCAAATTATTTCGTAGTAAACAGTGATTATAGGGTCTATATTTGTTTACAGAATGGTACAACTCCAGAAACTCCTGATGGAAAACCTTCTCTGGACGAACCAACTTTCACAGATTTAGAACCAAGAATTGCTGGTACTTCTGGTGATGGATATATTTGGAAATATCTTTATAGTATTAAACCTGCTGATTTGATTAAATTCGATTCAACAGACTTTATGCCTGTTCCTGCAGAATGGGATACCAATACAACAGATAGTGCTATTCGCAATAATGCTGTTGATGGTGGTATCAAAATTGTTGTTATTAAGAATAGAGGAACTGGTATAGGTACTGCTAACCAAACATATACTAGAGTCCCAATTAAGGGTGATGGTTTTAACGCTGAGTGTACGGTTGTTGTAAATAATGACCAACAAATTGAGAGTGTAACAGTATCGAACGAAGGTTATGGTTACACCTATGGTAATGTCGATCTTGCTGCTGGTTCAGTACCAACACCAACATCTCCACCAACTTTGGATGTAATTATTCCTCCACCTGGTGGTCATGGTAAGGATATCTACCGTGAATTAGGTGCAACTAGTGCATTGCTTTATGCTCGAATTGAAAATGATACGGAAAACCCAGACTTTATAACGGGTAACCAATTCGCAAGAATAGGTATTATTGAGAATCCTAGGTCATTTGGTTCTACTCAGTTACTTACTCTTGATAAAGCATCTGCTACTTATGCAGTACGTTTAGCAGGTACTGGATATAGTTCAGTGACTTTCCCTGCAGATGGACTTATTACTCAAACTGTAGGTACTGGAGTTACTGCTGTTGGTAGAACAGTTAGTTATGATCAGACTACTGGGGTTTTGAAGTATTGGCAAGATAGAACTATTGCTGGTTTTAACACCGTTGGTACAGCACAAACAAACCCAACTTATGGGTATGATACAACAAGATTTACTGCAGATCCAACTGCTGGTGGAAACAGGATTATTGTTGGGGGTAGTGCCAATTTATCAATTAGTACTACATTTAGTGGTCTATCCACCTCAATAAATAATAGAACATATTACCTTGGTCAGTCATTTACTAAAGGATTAGCAAACCCAGAAATTAAAAAATATTCTGGAAATATGATATACGTTGACCACAGACCGTCTATTACTAGATCTTCGAATCAAAAAGAAGACATCAAGATCATATTACAGTTCTAAAATACTATGGCTCAACAAACCAATCTAAACGTCAGCCCATATTTTGACGATTTTGATGCAAATGACAATTATCATAAGGTTCTTTTTAAACCTGGATATCCTGTTCAGGCAAGAGAACTAAGTGGTCTTCAGTCTATTCTTCAAAATCAGATTGAAAAGTTTGGCCAGCACTTTTTTAAAGAAGGTGCTAAAGTAATTCCTGGAAATACTGCGTATTCTCCAGAATTTTTTGCTGTAGAACTGAATAATACACATTTAGGAGTACCTGTTGATTATTATATTGAACAGTTAATTGGTAGAAAGATAATTGGATTGAGTACTGGTGTAACTGCTATTATTAAAGAAGTTTTAAAAGCAGAATCATCTGATAGAGGAAATTTAACAATTTATGTTTCCTATATGTCTTCAGGAGTTGAAGATAGTAATATTAAAGTATTTGCTGATGGAGAACTTCTAACAGCAGATAGTGATATAATCTCTGGTCCTCAAAACAATGCATTTATACCCTCTGGAGAATCTTTTGCATCTTGTATCGCTACAAATGCAACTTCTACAGGAGCATCATTTTCAATTTCAAATGGTGTTTATTTTATAAGAGGTAATTTTGTAAATGTACATGATGAAACAATTATTTTAAGTCAGTATGATAATACTCCTAGTGGTAGAATTGGATTAAGAATTGAAGAGGATATTATTAATGCTGATGAAGATCCTACATTAGGTGATAATGCAAAGGGATTTAATAATTATGCTGCACCTGGTGCTGATAGACTAAAAATATCAGTTAGTCTATACATGAAACCATTGGATGATTTCAATGATTCCAATTTTATCGAATTAGCAGTTATTCAGGATGGTTCTTTAAAGTCACAAACAAAGAATACTAAGTACAATTTCCTTGCAGACGAACTCGCTCGCAGAACGTATGCAGAATCTGGTGATTATGCAATCAAAGCCTTTGATGTTACAGTAAAAAATTCATTAAATGATGGTCTTGGAAATAATGGTGTATATGAAGAAGGTCAATTTACTCCAGCTGGGACTCTGGCAGAGGAGAATTTAGCAGTATATCAAGTTAGTCCAGGAAAAGCATTTGTAAAGGGATATGAGATAGAAACAATTAGTGCTGAGATTCTTGATTGTCCAAAAACAAGAGATACAAAAAGATTAGAAAGTCAAGCTGTTAATTATAGAACAGGAAGATCTTTACGTCTTAATAGAGTTGCTGGAGCACCTACTATTGGAATTGGTAATACGTATATTGTTAGTTTAAGAAGTCAAAGACTTACTGATAATGGATTTAAAGTAGCAGGACAAGAAATTGGTCTTGCTAGGGTTTATGATCATGTATTGGAATCTGGTACATATAGTGCAACTAATGCGAATACAAATGAGTGGGATATTTCTCTTTACGATGTACAATTAACATCTCGTATAACATTAAATAATGCCATTACACTGACTGTTCCTACAGAAGTTAAAGGAAAGTATAGTGGTGCCACTGGATTTTTAAAAGATGCTGTAAGTAACAGTACATCTTTAGATGTTTATGAGAAATCTGGAAGTTTTTTACAAAATGAACCATTTGAATTTAATGGTATAGCAAATAATCGCGTTGCTATTGCTGTTACAGCATACGGTATAGAAGATGTTAAGTCCGTTTATGGTGGACCACAATTAGGTAACGTTGGTGCTGCAAGAAGTTTCTGTGGTGATGTTGTACAAAAATCAGCATATGAGTTTGGAAGTGCAACACTTACTTCTTCTACTGGAAGTGGAGCAGTTTCCATTAGCACGGTAACTAGTGAAAATGCACTATTCCCAGGTAGTTTGAAGGTTGGTAATGTACTTTCGTTTGGTGGATTGGGTAACAATTTAACCTCTTATGGAAGAATTACTGAAGTTAATACAGATAATGTTATTATTACTGGAGTATCGACTGTTTCTGGAGTTGTTGAAGGTGCTTTATATAAGAGTACTGCTGGAACCACATTAAATGTTCCAAATTTAAAGTTAGTAAAAACTCCTTTTGAAGATTCTACTGAGAATAGTTTATATACTTTAATGCCGAAATTCTTTATTTCGGATGTTGATCTTACTGATGCTTCATTAACTATTAGAAAGACTTATACAAGTGTCGCTATTGCTGGTGGTCAACTTACTAATGCTATATCAGCAGGTACAAATGAAACTTTCTTACCATTTGATGAAGAAAGATATTTCTTGATGAAAGGAGATGGATCTACAGTAGCACTTAGCGATGATATGTTCCAATTCACTGCTGGATCTACTACCTTACAACTTAATGGTTTGGGTGCTGACAGTACTGGTTGCACATTAGTAGCAACATTAAAAAAATCAAAACCATCTCATAAGATTAAGAGACTTAATAGGGTAAATTCTGTTATTGTTAATGCATCTAAATTGAGTGGATCAGGTATAGGAGCAACAACATTAAATGATGGTTTGGTGTATGGTAATTTCCCAATAGGAACAAGAGTACAAGATCAAAAAATTGTACTAAATCAAGGTGATATTATTAATATTCTTGGTGTTTTTGAATCTAATACAACTGGTAGTGCATCTGCACCAAAAGTAACATTGTCTTCACTAAATGGTGCTAGTGGAAAAACTACAGATTTGATTATTGGTGAAACATTTGTTGGTGCTAAGAGTGGTGCTAAAGGAATTTATTGTGAAAATTTAACTGATGCTCAGATTTCATTCATTGTTTTAAATGAAACTTCTTTTGATGAAGGTGAAGTAGTTACTTTCGATGAATCAAAAGTTCAAGGTATCGTTAATACTATTGATAATCCAAGTAGAAATATCTCCAATAATTACACTTATACTACAGGACAGAAACCCTCCTTCTATGATTATGGATATATTACTAGAAGATCTACTGCAAAAGCACCCACGAAGGGAATAAGAGTATACTTTAGTAATGGATATTATGAAACTACAGATGAGGGAGACATTACTACAAAGAATTCTTATGATACTTGGGATTATGGTAAAGATATTCAAACAATTAATGGTGAAAGAGTAACAGATACGATTGATATTAGACCAAAAGTTAGCAATTATGCTGTTGTTGAAAATGTTAGATCTCCATTAGAATTTTACGGAAGATCTTTTGATTCTGATGGAAATTCCGCTAAGAATATCTTAGCATCGGATGAGTCTATTGTTACTAATTTTTCATTCTATCTTGGTAGAATTGATAGAATTTTCTTAACTAAAGATGGAAAATTCCAAGTTCAATATGGAGATCCAGCAGAAAAACCAGAAAGACCTGTAGCAATTGAAGATTCTATAGAAGTTGGTAGTTGTCAGATAGCACCATACTTATTTGATGTTGAAAGTGGGTGTTCACTTGATTTCTTACAACATAAGAGATATAGAATGAGTGATATTAAAGATCTTGAAGATAGAATCAAGAATCTTGAATATTATACATCTTTATCTTTACTTGAAACAGATACTTCTAATATGTTTGTTCCAGATGCAGATGGATTAAATAAATTCAAATCTGGATTCTTTGTCGATAATTTCACAACTCTTAAACCACAAGAGACTTCGTTTAAACTAAGAAATTGCTTAGATCCTGCAAATAAGGAATTAAGAGCACAGCATTATACTACCTCTATAGATTTAATGCCTGGACCTGTTGAAGGTATTTCAACAGATACTGATTTATCATTCTTAGATCCAGAAGGTACAAATATTAGAAAGGGTGAAGGAGTTGTTACTTTAGATTATACTGAAAAGGAATGGTTGAGTCAGCAGTTTGCAACTAGAACTGAAAGTGTTACACCTTTCTTGGTTAGTTTCTGGCAAGCAGCTATCAAATTAACTCCTGCTTCAGATACTTGGGTAGATACTGCTAGGATTAAAGCAAAGATTATTAAGAAAGAAGGTAATTTTGCTGGAGTCATGGCACAAGCGATGCAACAGTTTGGTGTTGACCCTCAAACTGGTATGTCACCAATTCAGTGGAATGCTTGGGAAACTAACTGGAATGGTCAGGATATTGTAGACCGTAAAGTTAATCGAACTGAAGTATCAACTAAAAAGAATGAATTGGAAATTGTTAACCTTGGTTGGATTAACGGTGGTGGTGGTGTAGACCATAGACGTTGGTGGGATACTACAACAACCAAAACAACTCAAGACACTATTAGAGATACTTTTGATACTGGAGTTTCTACTAGAAGTGGTACAAGAAGGGTAGTTACTGAACAGTGGGATAATGAATCTCTGGGTGATAAAGTTGTAAGTAGAGACGTTATTCAAATAATGCGCTCTAGGAATCTTGAAGTTAGGGTTACTAAATGTAAACCATTAACTGAAATGTTTGCTTTCTTTGATGGTGTTAACGTAACCAGGTATTGTACTCCAAAACTTCTTGAAGTTGAAATGCAATCCAACACTTTCCAAGTTGGTGAAACGGTGGTAATAACTGTTCCTGGTACTGGTATACAACCAGAAGGTACTGATAAACCCTTTATGAAGTGTAGAGTAGCACAAGCTAATCATAGAAAGGGACCATATAATGCACCTACAGATGTGTTTACATCAAATCCATACCAATCTCAAGTTGGTGCTACGGGATTAGAAACTTTCCTTGGAACTCCTGGAACTGTTCAACTTGCAAGTAATCAAGCTGCTAATATGCCATCAACATATAGCGCAACAACTGCAATATTAAATTTAGATACTGCTTCTCTATGCGAACAAGCGCAGGGTGATTTCTTTGGATATGCTCAGGAAGGAATGATTGTAAGAGGATCTACTAGTGGAGCACAAGCAAAAATTAATGGTTATAGATTAATTTCTGATTTAGGTGCTAATTTAATTTTCTCATATTATATTCCAAATCCAAATACTGGCAATCATCCAAAGTTTGAGACTGGTGATAAGACGTTAACAGTGATTGATAACGCTACTAATGATCAAGAAAATACTGATAGTTTTGGTGAAGCAAATTACAATGCTGCTGGTACTCTGGAGACAGTTCAGGAATCAATCATTTCAACAAGAAATGCTACTGTTACAACTAAACCACATAAGCAAGAAAAGGCTGCAAGAAGACTTTCTGGTTCATCTGTAATTAAATCGGAAGTTATTAGTACTGACACTACTAGGACAAAATCTGGTGAGAGATGGTATGACCCATTAGCACAATCATTCCAGGTAACAGAAGAACAAGGTGTCTTTATTACTAGTGCTGAAGTTTACTTCAAAACTAGGGATGACATGGACATTCCTATGACATTCCAGATTCGTACAATGAAAGGTGGTGTACCTACACAAAAGGTTTTACCATTCTCTGAAGTTATTAAGACTCCAGCGGAAATTAATGTATCTCCAACTGGTACAGTCGCAACTAAATTTGAATTTGAAGCACCTGTTTATTTGGAAGGACAAAATACAGAGTATGCTATTTGTCTTGCATCTTGGTCAACAAAATATCAAGTATTCATTTCCAGAATTGGTGAATCTGATTTATTAACTGATGAATTTATTTCTCAGCAACCTTATCTTGGATCTTTGTTTAAGTCACAGAACGCTTCTACTTGGGATGCTTCTCAGTGGGAAGATCTTAAATTTAAGATTAATAGAGCAGAATTTGTTAATGAAGGAACATTAGAACTTTATAGTCCAGTTCTTAGTGAAGGTAATGGACAAGTGGCAAAATTGATGCCAAACTCTATTAATATACAATCAAGAGAAGTTAGAGTCGGATTGGGTTCAACGCTTCAAGATACTACTATTCAACCTGGTGTTACTATTTCACAGACAGGTTCTAATGCTACTGGTAATTATATTAGTAATGCTGGTATTGGTACTGGTACTATGGGAGTTATTAATGCTGGTTTAGGTTATACTCCAAGTTCTGGAAATCTTACTTATACTGGTGTTGGTCTTACTAATATAACTGCTGGTGGTGACTATATGTATGCCAATGTTCATATTTCAAATGGTGTTGCTGTTGCTGCAACTATAACTGCATCTGGATCTGGATTCCAGGTTGGTGATGTCCTTGGTATTGGAACTATGGGCAATCTTAATGTTGGTAGAAATGCTAGATTCTCTGTCGTTTCTATTGGACAAACAACAGAATTGGTATTGGATAATGTTCAAGGTGATTTTGCTACTGGTGTTGGTAAAACAATGATGTTTACTCATCCAGTTACTGGTATTGCAACTCAATTAAACTGGGCATCTGGTGGATTTACGTATCCAGAGAAAGTAACAGTGGTTCATGATGGTCTACACTTTACTGTTGATCATAGAAATCACGGTATGCATCATGAACAGAATAGAGTAACTCTTAGTGATATTACTTCTGATGTTCTCCCAACAAGACTATCTTTACCATATAATACTGGGGATAGTGGAACCATTACTGTTGATGATTCTTCTAACTTTACAACATTCGAAAATGTTGCTGTAGGTGCAACTAATCCTGGTTATGCAAAGATTGGAGATGAAGTTTTTAAATACACAGGAACTAGCACTGGTCAACTTACTGGAATAACTAGAGGAATTAATAAAATTAATTACCTTAAAGGAGCTCCTGTAACTAAGTATGAACTTGGTGGTATAAGTTTGAATAGATTTAATAAAATTCATAGACTAGATCAGATTACTGATAGAGATCCTAATCCAATATCATTTGATCATTACACCATCAAGATTGATCAAGGAAATAATGCTGAAAATAGTGAGAATAGTGGTTATGGCAATAGAAGTACTGGAGCAAGTTTCCCAATATTATATACAAATGATACAAAATCTACTGGTGGATATCAAACTCACGCAACACAAAATATACCTTTCCAAATTATCTCACCAAACGTTCAGAATACTACTGTTCCTGGAACAACTATTAGTGCGATAATGAGAACCGTATCTGGTTCTAGTCTTGGTGATGGTATGGGACAAGGTACTGATTTACCATTCCAAGATCAAGGATATGAGAATATAACTTTGAATAAATCAAATTATTTGAAGTCTCCTAGATGTATTGCATCTAGAGTTAATGAAACAAATGTTTCAGTACTTCAGAATTTCCCAGGTGATAGATCTTTTGCAATGACAGTTAATTTACAAACATCAGATCCATTATTAACTCCAGTCGTTGATTTGCAGAGATGTAGTGCTATTTTAGTTTCTAATAAGATTGATGCTCCTATTAGAAATTATGCAACTGATAATAGGGTTAATACTATAGATCAAGATCCAACAGCATGTCAGTATATTTCTAAAGAAAATGCTTTAGAAACTTCTGCAACTTCTATTAAGATTATGTGTTCTGCACATATTAATAGTTACTCTGATATTAGAGCATTCTACGCTATTTCAGAAAATCCAAACTTTGAACCAATTTTTGTTCCTTTCCCAGGGTGGAAAAACTTAAATGAGCAAGGGGAACTGATTGCATTAGATAAGAGTGATGGAAGACCTGACAAGTTTACTCCTTTAGCTCAGGAAGGATTTAGATCAAATGAGATATCCTTTAGAGAATATGTTTGGACTGCAGATGATTTACCTGCATTTAAGAACTATCGGATTAAATTGGTTATGACTTCAACTGATCAAACTTATCCACCTAGAATATCTGAACTCAGAGTCATTACTTTAGCATAATATGAACTACGCAAAAGTAAAAGATCATCCAGGCCTAGCTAGAGATGAATCTACTGATCAAATAGTGAATACTAACATACACGAGTATCAACAATATGTTACTCGTCGTGAAAAAAGAAAGGCGGAAAAGGACAAACAACTAACAGTTGAAGAAGATCTTGCAAATCTAAAAGGTGAAATTAGTGAAATTAAGTCCCTACTAAAGGAGTTAGTCAATGGCAAGTAAGAAAATTACTTTCGATCCAGATGCTGGAGCTTCATATGCTGCTAACTTCAATATGCTTGGTGGTGCTAATTTTATAGCAAACTTTGAAGTTGTAGGTACTTCAGGAACTGTATTTGATTTTACTGGTTATTCTGGTTCATCCCAAATGACCAAAAGTGTTTCGATTGGTTCTACTGCTAATCCTGCAGCAACTTTTAATGTGGGATTTACAAGTGCTGCTGGTGGAAGGTTCCAAGTTTCTCTTGGAGGAACAGATACTAAGACTATAAGTGAAGGTAGGTATGTTTATGATGTCGTTGTTAGTTCTGGAAATACTTATTATAGGATTGTTGATGGAACAATTCTAGTTCAACCAGGTATTTCATCAATCACCGCACTATAAATATTGATAGAGGAACTCTATAAATGTCCCAACCAGCTTCAAGACAAGAACTTATTACATACTGCAAAAGGCAACTGGGTGCTCCAGTGCTGGAAATTAATGTTGCTGATGAGCAAGTAGAAGATCTTCTTGATGATGCGGTTCAGTTCTTTCAGGAAAGGCACTTTGATGGTGTTTATCCCGCTTTTTTAAAGTATAAATTAACTGCAGCTGATATTAAAAGAGGAAGATCAAGAGGTGGTGAAACCGATAATGTTGGTATAACAACTACAACTGCTACTGCAACTATTGATGGTGGTACTACTAGTTTTAGTTGGGAAGAAACAAGTAATTATTTGCAAGTTCCTCCAGAAGTTATTGGAGTAACAAAAATATTTCATTATGATGGTGCTAACACTGTAACTAATAATATGTTCAGTGTTAAATATCAGTTATTTCTAAACGATATCTATTATTGGGGATCTACTGAGATTTTAACTTATGCAATGGTTAAGACTTATCTGGAAGATATTAATTTCCTTTTAACCACTCAAAAGCAAATACGATTTAATCAGCGTCAAGATAGATTATACTTAGATGTTGATTGGGGTGATGTTACTGAAGGGGATTATATTATTATGGATTGTTATCGTGTATTAAATCCAAACGACTATTCAAGAGTTTGGAATGATTCATTCTTAAAACCATACCTAACTGCTCTTATTAAAAGACAATGGGGTATGAATCTAATAAAATTCCAAGGAGTAAAGTTGCCTGGTGGAGTAGAGTTAAACGGAAGACAAATTTATGATGATGCAGAGAAAGAAATAGAGAGGATTCGTGAAATGATGTCTAACTCTTATGAACTTCCACCACTAGATATGATAGGTTAAGATTATGGCACTTAACCCGTTCTTCCAACAAGGGTCATCAGGAGAACAAAGCCTGGTTCAGTCTCTCATTAATGAGCAACTGAGGATGTATGGTGTTGATATACACTATATGCCTAGAAAGTATGTTACTGAGAAAACAATATTAAAAGAAGTATCGCAATCAACTTTTGATGATGCATATCCAATAGAAGCATATATTGATAATTTTGATGGATATGGTGATAATCCCACTATGTTATCTAAGTTTGGTATTCAGGCAACTAATGAAGTAACATTGGTTATTTCTAAAGAAAGATTTGAGACTTATATTTCTCCTTTGATGAAGAATGAAGAAAATATAAAACTATCAACTAGACCAAAAGAAGGGGATTTAATTTATTTCCCATTAGGAGATCGTCTATTTGAAATTAAGTATGTAGAGCACGAAAAACCATTCTATCAACTTAAGAATACTTACGTTTATGAACTTCGTTGTGAACTCTTCCGTTATGAGGACGAGGTTATTGATACTGGTGTCGATGAGATTGATGACACCTTAGAGGGTGTAGAAGGTGTTGATGGTGAAGTAGTTCTTCCTGGTCAGGGTGGAACTCAAAAGATAACTGTTGTAGGAACTGGTGTTCAGGCAACTGCTATTACTGGTATTGTTAATGGTGGTGTTCAATATATTAGTCTAACAAATAGAGGTAATAGTTACGTATATGCACCAAGAGTTGCGATATCTTCAGCACCAAGTGGAGCATCAAATATAACAGGTATAGCAACTGCATATCTACTTGGTGGAATTGCAGTGTGTTCTGGTGCTATTGATGATACTAAAAAGAAAGTTGTACAAGAAGTTAATCTAGTAAATCCAGGTATTGGTTATACTTGCAATCCAGAAATTGCATTCTTTGCAAATGGGGATAGTGGTGTTGGTGCTGCTGCCACTGCTAAGATGGAGAATGGTACAATTGGTATTGTTACCGTTACTGCAGGTGGTTCTGGATATACTACAACTCCAACTATTACTGTTACTGCACAGAATGGAATATCTACAACAGGTGCTGCGTGTACTGCAGTCATAGATGGTTCTGGTTCAGTTA